CGGCGTGTGCCAGCCTCAACTGCTGTTTTCTCGAACTTAACCTCGACCTGAGGAATGTTTCCAGTAATCTCGAAAGCGGAAAGAATCTGAGCGACACCTCGATCTTCCTGAGCGAATGACCAGTTAGCATCGGTATCTCCGGAGAGACGCTGCGAACTGGATCCAGTAAACCTGGTATCAAGTAATTGATAACCAAGCTCAGTATTCGGAAGCCCGGCAATACCGGAGAGACGACCAGCGCTGTCGGTCCGATAATCCGGGGGATTACCGGGCCCAGTAATAGTATTTCTCAGGTTGTTACCATCAGTTCCTTGCCCAAGATTCTGTGACTGGTAAGCATAGCGTAAAGCAAATGCTAAACCAACAGGACCTGACATGGGCTGGACACCAACGATCTCATTAGTGATAAGCTCAGGGAATGTACGACGAATCATCGGAATTAAGACTTTCGGAAGACGTGCATCACCAGTTGCATACGTATCACCAGAATCAACAACCCCATCTGTGGGGTTGTATATCGAGTTCATCGTTGCACCTGTGCCAAAGGCACCTCCACCAACGGAGGATCCTTCTTCAATACACCACTTCTCCTGGTTTTCCAAGAGAATTGCGGTATTAAGGCGGGTATGGTCGTCGTCAATAGGCTTAATGCTATCAGAAGTATAGTCAAGAACAGGTGACCACTTTTCAAGAAGTGTATCTGCTCTGTCTCTATTTATAAATGATTGCGGATTATTCATAATAATCGTTTCCTTTCTTTTGTGACCTACATGGGATTAAATCCCAAGAAACTCAGGTGACAAGCACCTCATGGTTCAGGGTTGAAATTATTTCATACGTTCTAACTCATCTAAATAAGGGTTACGTATTATTTTCTTTTCTGAAATTTCTACTTTAGGAGCATCAGCTTTTACTTTACGCTTGACAAACGCCTCCTCTTTAATGATCTTTAACTTCTCATGCTCCTTCTTATCAAAAAGTCTAGCAGTATAATCAAAGTTTTCTTCAATAAACTTAGGTGATTTATCACCAAGTACTTTAATTAAGTACTCTTTCTTCTTCTCAGCTATACCAGTAGTTTTCTGCTCTAAGAATAATTGTGCTTTGGTAACCTTAAAGGCTTCTAGAAGCTGTTTGTTTTCTTTTTCAACTTCTTCTAATTTATAAGTAAGCTCACTAATTTGATTCTTACCATCAACTACAGCATCTTTTACTGATTCAGACATTAAAGTTGAATCAACTGCAAGTACTTTTCTTAGATTCGATAAAACCTCTGTTGCAGTTCTATTCCTAGTAGCTTCTTCAATAGCTCTCTGTGGTACTGTTTCATCAATATACTCTTCTAAATAATCAGAAATAGATTCAACTAAAGTAGTTTTAAATTCACCAGCAGAATCGTTTAAATCATTTTCATATTTTTTAACTACCTTAACAAGCTTTTGAGCATTGTTACTATCAACTGCAGTTACTACTCTCTTTAATTTAGAAGTATGGTCTTTATCAATTGCCCCTACTAATTCTTCTAACTTCTCAGAATAAAGCTCGTCTTGATTAGTTAGAGCTGTTTCTACTGTAAGTTCGATTTTTTCTTTAATAGCTGCTTCAACTGACTGAACATTATCTTCAGTTAATATTTCTTTTAAGCTTTCGGGTAATAATTCTTGGTTCATAATTAAAAGAGTGGTTTGTCGGTTGCTTTGTTAATTCTTTTTAAGAGCTTATCTTCAACAACGTGTTTTAAATATTTATGCGCTACAGCGTAATTTTTAACAGAAAGATGTTCTATAAACTTTTTAATCTTGCTTTTTTCGGTTCTACCTACCATAATATATATTTATTAAAGACCTTTAATAAAGTTAATAATTCTGCTCGTTAAAAACGAACTTACTTCTTTTTTAGGTAATTTAGATATGCTAGACGTAAAATTATCATAATGTTCTTCGTATTTTCCGTCTTCTGCTAAAACCCATTGCTTAGATTCTAAGATACCGTTAACAAATGCTTTTGGATATGAAGGATCGGCTACACAGTCGATAGCAACCAGTTTCATATTTTTAACTGTATTATGTCCTTTACCTTCTTCAAGGGTACCTAATGCTCGCGATGACATACCAACTTTTACACCATCATTTATTAACGATCTTACTATTTGACCACATGGTGTAGTTAAAATTTTTGACTTCCCATAAAAAACATTACCATCTTGCGTTAGCTCGGTAACCATATGGCATGCTCTTTCTAGATCTACATCCGGTGATGTCGGGTGATTAAGCTCACCCATTGCTCTCCCAGGTGTTACCATTTCTTTATTATACCTCCCAACCTCTCTCTCTAACTCTAATAAGGGATATAACCTATTATTTCTATTAACACCCTCTGCCATCATATACGGACCTTTGACATATAAATTAGATGGCGTGTCTTTATTTGTTTCTTCTTCGATATATTCAAACTGTTCATCGAGATCGGGATTCTCGACAACAAGATTTAGTTTTAAAGCCATACATTTATTTATAGCTTACCGTTTAAAAAGCTCCTTTTCAGTTAAAATTAGGAATTGATAACCTCTTTTTTTACAATACTCTCTAGCAGCTTTCCACTTAGCTACATTAGTGATATATTGCTTAGACTCGTAAATAAGGTGAGATTTTTTCTTGTATTTTGTTTGTGGTTTTTTGGTCTGATTGTAGGGTTTTATCTCAATACAATACTTTTTAAGTTGACCGTCTTCGTTGATAACCACATAGTTATCAACATAGTATTTATGCAATCTATCATCAAGGGGGTTCCTATAAGGTACAACTATATTCTCACTTCCCCACTTAATTATATTTTTATTTTCATCACAAAATCTAAAAAATTTTAATTCTAGACCGGATCTATATACTGCACGCTTCCCAATAAATTTTTTTTCATTTTTTGGAACAAAAATTCCTTGGCGCCAGTTACGTCTCCTTCTCATTAGCCCATAAAGAACATTGGCGGTTCAGTATCACCGAACCCAGGTGAACTACCTTCTAATAGTTTCTGCTCGAGCTCTGCCTTTCTGGTTAAACCTTCTTGCAAGATATCAGCATTTAAAGAACCGCCACCTAACAAGTTAACTTGACCAAATTTACCTCTTACCCTTCCTACAGTTATCATAGATAGAGCTAAAGAGTATTCATACACCCACTGCTCTTTAACTATATCTCTTAATGGTTTTTCTAAATAGCATGCTAATACACCGTAGAATTTTTCGCGACCTGGTTGTGGATACATTTTGAGATATTGTGTTCTAGGATCAAATGAAATATCTCTATGTGTAGCTAGAACCTTTTCTCTCATATCAAGAAACTCTTTCATAGTATACCACGATAGTAAATCAAATCCGTAATTTCCCATTGCATAGCTAAAGTAAGTTTGTTGCGCCAGAGTTTGTTCTAATGTAAATAGTGTATTAATACCAGTTGTAGAACCTTCTTCAAAATCAACCACGTCAACTACTTTTCTATATTCCATTATATCATAATCAAATACATTTTGAAAGACTTCTATATCTGAAGCAGATCCCTGTATAGTGTAAGTATGTTTAATAGTTGGGGTAAAGTTACCGCTTAAAGAAGTACCGTAATTAGCTTCACCAATTCCCATACCAGACCCACCCGGATTAGAACTTAGCGAAGTTATAGCAGAGTATGTTGTTTGATCAATAATTTCACCTGCTTGAATTCCATTGAGAAAGCTTCCGGATACTGAAGCAGAAAGAGTAGGTTGTGTAGCAAAGGATATTGCTTTCTTAAAGATAGCCGCGCTTAGAGTAGATGTAGCCACAAAAACACTATCAGGAGCCTCCCCGTACCACGAAGCGCCAGGACCGGATGGATTTGTACCAGCAGTTTTTTTTGCATACGAGTCCATGTTGGTATTAGCGAGAGTATAAAGAAAATCTAACCGGATACCTTTATTAGTTTCATACATACTAGAATCAAAAATTAAAAATTCTCTTGTATAACCTGCAAACTTTGTAAAATATTCTGAAGATATTTGAATATTTTCTCTTAATTGATCTGTATGAATTTCTAGAGAGATTAAGGGCCAACCTAATGCCCTCTTTATTCTGTCTCCTAATCTATCGTATGTTTCTATCTGATTATTAAGATTAGTTGAAAGAAAAGCGGATAACGGTAAAATTTCACAAGCTAATGCCATGAAAATATTTATTCATCTAATAAATAATTACATGCCTTATACCGTACCTACTTATACCGTACCTACTTCAAATTCAGGTTCAACTTATTTTAACACCAATCAATGCTTTTCATTTAATAACCATCTCCCGGATGCTAATATGGTTTGTTTGAGCAGTCAACCTTGTTCAGAAGTAATAATCTGGAATGACACCGGTCAAGATGTATACATTTACGCTGGTCCGGATGATGCATCTGGTGACTTTGCTAAATATTCGGATCAAGCTAGGGCATTATTGCTTCCTAAATTAAGCGATCAGGAGATCAGTTCAATAACTGTTAGAGGGCTTACTAACAGTAATCAAGTATCTGCTAAAAAAGCAGCGGCTGGGTCGGCTGGTGAAATAATATATTACCGGACTCAGTTCTTTAGTAATAACCCATCTAGGTAGGTTCAACATCGGTAGCTACTTCAACATCAGTGTCACCTCCGGCACCTGGTTCTTCACCAACTTCCGCTTCACCGCCTCCAAATTCAGGTATTCCACCTGCTGCGCCACCTGCTGCAACTCCGGCGCCCTCGCCGCCTGCTACGTCAGCTTCTAGTTCTCCTATAGCTGCTTGCTCCTTCCAAGCTGGGCCGCCCGCAGCAATCTGTGCTAGCTCCCATTGCATCTCAGCATCCTTTCTTAAGAACTCTCTGTTAGCAAGAATATCTCTATCTTTCCACCCAAGGTACTTCTTCTGGGCGTATGTGGCAGCTATAAATTCATTTGCTGCTAAAGCATTATAATTAGCTGATTTAATTTCTAATCTTTGATTTTCTCTAAGTTCGTAAAAATTAGTTGGTACGTTAAATATAACTTCTAAATTATTCTCTTGAATATCATACTTGTCAATTAGACCTTTCATCTTAAGATGGGTAAAGAACCCTCTCTTAATTCCGGCTGCAAATCGTTGCTGAGATCTAATTACAAATTTAGCAAATTTAAGTTCTTCTCTCAACATCATAGAGCCATCCGCTGAGGCTTGATCTTGTGGATCTAATCTTGTACCTGGTACTTTAAGGGCCCTATAAAGCTTTTTAATAAAATACATTAGGTCAGCTAATTCACCTAAATTAGCACCACCAGGTAATTGTGTGACTGATGTACCTTCTGACCCCTGGCGTTTAGCAAACCAAAATGCATCAAGCATAGACTGAGGTTCAAATTTCTTAACTATATCAGTTTGGTCATTATCAAAAGTTTTCTTTGACCAATAGTTTTGGATAAGCTTGCGTAAATAAGCTTCAGCTTTCGGAGGAGCCATATTACCAACATCAACATTAAATACCAGTCTTTCAGGCGCTCTAACTAGTCTATAAATTACTATAGCATCTTCAATAAGAGACAACTGCCGGTAAGGCCTTCTAGCATTTTCTAAAAACGGAATTACAAAGTTTTTAGTCTCGTTATATACCCCAGAATTAATATAAACTATCTGATTTTCTTCCATGGGGATCATTTCGGTCTTCTCAATTTTTGCAGGGTTGGTGACACTAAAAATAGGCTTTTTATATATGAACCCCTTTACTAACATATTTTGAATATTGTTATAAACCGGGTCAATTATTTCAGATGGTACGTTAATTAAACCAAGTATGCCCTCTTTGGTATAATTTTCATGAACAATAAGCTCAAAAAATACTTCACCTTCTACTAATAGTTGCCTAAAGAACTGCCAGCCTTTATTTTTCAAATCAAAGTAATCTGTAAATTTGCTAAACTCTTCATCTATTTCATTCTTTTCATCTACTGATAAGTCTATATTATCAAAAAGTACTCGTGCTACATCACCATTATCGTCTACATTAATCACTTCATCACATATTTCATCCAATGCATCGGATACCTCAGAGTATGCAGCCATTATTCTATAATCTCTTAGCCTACCTGGTTTGTCCGGATCAAGATTTGCATACATTACATCCCCAAAGGATGAATCTTTCCCAAAATCTCCAATAGGTGTAGCGTTATATGCATTGGAAGAAGAAATAGAAGTTTTGGCTAGAGCATCGGCTCTCCTCAACCCAGTATTACGGAATATTTTATATTTTGGATTTAAATTATCACTCTCTGTACTAGCATACGGTAGTCTATTTTGTATGTAGTTAACTAAACTACGACCAAACGTAGATTTTCTCCCATCGTTACTAACGTACGATCGATTTTGACCTGGTGTTGTATCAGCCATTATACATATTTAGTTGCCCCCTAGTAATAATCACCGTAAATATCAGTATTATTAGATTCCATATCGAATACGGTGTCCCTACTCTCGTTATCAATATCCCAGGTATATGCCTTATCTCTTGAAACTGCGTCTCCGGACAGTTGTGTTGAAAGAGTACCAGAGAATGAATTCTCGAAAACCTGACTATCGACTTTCTCTCGTGGAGCATTAGATTGAAACGAGAAATCAAATCTTTTCGCTCTTAATCTAAAAACATAATGGCCTAGAGCTGGGTTTAATGAAGATACATCTTCATCCATCTTCTCTGTTACTTCATAAACTTTAGCTCCCCTAGCACCAGGCCTATCACAGCCAAGAGGTGACACTTGTATCAAGTCACCCGCTTTTGGTTCAATAGAACTTAATTTAGACATAACAGCATCTCTTCCATCAGAGCCTGATAATGCTGAACTAAGCAATCCTTGATTTGTAGGTAGGTAATAGGTATTTGATGAGAGAACATCTGAAAATGTATCAATATGTACAAAGCCTGTAAATTCATCCCCGGGGTCAAATCCAAATTTTGATAACTGTAGAGCATCTTGCGATAGCTCTATATACATCATTAAGTTGGTTGGTCCTAAAAATATTGAAGCTGGTTGTTCGCCGTATAATAAATCAGCTGATAATAAAGAGAAAGAATTAACATAATAAGCTATTTCAACGCCGTAGCTGTTAATCATATCTTTATATGCTCTGTCAAAGACTAATTGTTCAGCTTGTAGTGACCCAGGGTCTACAAACCTGCTTGTAGCTGGGCATGAAACTGCTGCTAGCACTCCTTCCGGGGTGCAGCTTAATCTGTTAGTATTACACCCCATTATTATTTTTTCTACTTATTATAGCGCATGAGTTACCTTCTCCATCGTTATACATTTTACAATTAACAGCTGAATTACCTAAGGTCTTTACCTTACCTGGTTCAAATTGAACATCGTAGTCTTTAAGCATTTGAAACATTGGCGCGCCCATTAATTGTATCTGGTGCGCTTTACCATGACATAGATTCCGTACATGCGCGTTCTTATGACTATATTCTTTTTTAGTAGTAGTCAGGTGTTTTTTTGTTAATCCTACCCTATTGGGATTTTTGTTACCAATGTTAAACTTTGCAAGTTTTTCACCCTGATAATACTCTTTAAAGGTAACCATGAATATATTTATTAAAAAAGCCCGAAGAGGGCGACTCAACGGGCTTTTTTAATAATTTAATTTTTGACTAATTATTAGGCACCAGGGAGGGGCCCGGGCTTAAGATTACCGACCTTATTCTGTTTACCATAATCGACTTCTTGTGAGAGGGTCGACCCAGCATCTTGACTGTAACCACCACCATCTTTTTGTGCAAGACCAGTAGCGGGCCTAAGCTTACCTACTTTATTTTTTTTGCCGTAGTTAATTTCTTTTTTAAGAGTCGATCCAGCATCAACGCTATATCCACCACCATCTTTCATAGTAGCCTCTTCATCCTCTGCAGGGAATCGAAATCTTTCTTCACTTTCAACTTCATCAACATCAACTTCAAGGTCAATACCTTCAACTTCGTCACCGTCACCGTCACCGATAGCAGCACCTAGTAATTCATGAAGCTTTGTTGCAGTATCTCTATCAATTGTAATTGTAATTTCTTCGTCAAGTTCATCATCAGTCTCAACATCATCTAAACCAAGAGCATCGAGGTCCTCATCACCAATTTCTTCCATTTCAGGAAAGTTTTCATTAACCATTACTTTATCATAAAGCCGATCAAATACAGATTTTTTAGCCATAAAATTATTTAGGCTCTCGCGTGCAATTTTCTCTGTTTCTCCTAAATTTTCTTCAGCTTCTTCGTTTTCGCAATCTTCCTTATCTTCTTCAGCTTCGAACTTCTTTGCTTTCTTACGTTTTGTTTTTTTCTTCTTACTCTTGTCTTCCTCATCTTCTTCATTGCCTATTATACCGGAGTAAGGCGTTTGACCAAAAGTTGGCCCTGTAGGCTCCGGCTCATCCTCACTTAACCCAGGATCATTATCATTACCGTAACTATAACCTTTTACATTATACTTGTTTTCCTTTTCGCTCATTTTTGTAACA